CACCATCATCATACTCACCTCTGCGTCTTCTACCCATTTGTTGAAGAGCAAACGTTTGTAATTCCTCATCATACTTTGTTTTATTTAGATTGTACATATCCATAGGACCTTTCAAATATGAAAAAGCTTCACCTAATACTCCATATAATAATATGTTTTCAAAATAAGTTGAAAGATATGTATTATTTGTTGATGTAAAATGTGGTGGATCTTTAATATATTCTAATTGTACAGGTAATGCACTCGATGGTCTTGGTGCAACAATAATTGTAAAATCGTCCCAGTTTGCCCAGTATTTTGGCACACCTGTTGTGGAAGTATTATTATATTCTCTCATAAATGTTTGATCTCTTTTTTCTAAATACTCAACTGTGCCTGCTGCTAATGTTCCTGAAGTTGCAACAAACAAAGCTCTTGGTATTAAACAATCAGCTGGCATCGCTAAATATTTATTATTCGCTGTAAAAACAGAATCTGCGTATTTTCTTAAATCATCATAATCAACTTTATCAGCAACATCTAATTCAACGTTTCTTATAAACTGATCTATCAAAGAGTCAGTTAATACATTACTGTCTACTTCTGTGTAGTTTCTTATTTGAGTTAAAAATGCTGCGTAAGTAATAGCCATTAAGATATCACTACTGTTACTTGACCTGTGTAGATTCCAAATTCTCTCTGAGAGTTTTGAAAAGATGGATCTAAAGGTTGCATACCACGTGAATTGTAAGCAAACTCACCTGGTAAAGTTAGATTAGCAATGGCTTCACCATTACCTCCAGAAGTAATAGAAAAGTCCTGCGCGCGCGTGTCTTTTAATGCTTGTGCATCTGCTTTATGGTGTTTAGGATCAAGTTGAGGATGTTTAGCTTCATACTCAGAAATATGAACTAATGATCCATTCCATTCCTTTACCATTTGTTGATAAGGAAATGCTTGACCAGATCTATCTGATATTGACTGTGAATATTTTCCTCTTGAAAAATTTGGCATTAGATTAAATTCCCATAGTAAGCTTGTGGTGATATAAATACAGATGTTCTTTGACCATCTTCAACTAAAGCTCTTTGTAATTCATCTTCATAGTATAATCTTAACTGTTCAGTTAATTTTGGATTAATCTTCATAGATAAATAATAAGCAAGTCCTGAAACCATACATGGTAAAAATCTGTAAGGAACATCTGGTGTATTAGTGTAAGCACCAACATCCTGAATTCTTTTAATAATGTAATATTTTAAATGAGTGTAGTTTGATAAATCAGGTGTTAAATATAAATATATTTTTGGATTTGTTTGACGATCTACATAATATTGTGAAGGCTGACCAATCTGACCCTTATTAGGTAAATCAGCATAAGCAGATCTACTTATTTTATCTAAAGATACATCGTTTGTGTTTTGTGTAATTGCATTTGATGAAGAAACATAAGCTTCAAGTACATCATTTGTGCTTTGTGGTGTTGCGTATTCAGCTTGACCATAAACAAGGGTTGCTGTTTGTAATTCAACTTTCCAAAGATGAACTCCTCTATTACCCCATTCAGAAAATAATAAATTTAATGATCTTCTAGCACTTCGTAGAGCATATCCTGAAGTAGTTGATGATCCGCATCTTTCATATGCTTCATCTATTACTTCTTCTATATCTAAATCAAATGATGTAGTGCCTGAAGTAGTCATTAGTCTTTATTAAATATTTTTTTAAGTTTATCAATTACACCTGTTTCACTTTCAACTACTGCTCCAGTAGCACCAATACCAGATGCTTTTGTAGCTCTCTCCACAAACTTAGAAGAAACACCTGCTCGTGCTAATTCACTTGCGCCTGGTGATCCTATTTCAGTACCTGCATCTTTCAGTTTTAATCCTTTTAGCATTTCTTTGTCTCCTTTTTTGTAAGCTTTTAAAGCTTTATCAAATTTTTCTGGAAATGCTTTTTTGGCAGCGCCTTTTTGAATAGCTTCTTTTGATATTCCAACCATGTCTACATTTTTTCTTAAACCAGTTTGATATGCTGGTAAACGTGAAACTAATTTTGCAAATAATCCAACTGATGCTGTTTTAATTTCCATCTTACCACCATTTCTCATGGTCATGATTTTTGAATATTTACTCATTAAAATGTTCCTTTAAAATAACTTTTTTTGACTTGAATAGGTTTTTGTCCTCGTGTTTCTGACATTCCACCACCCATCATTCCCATTGGTTGATCATACATTCCACCACCCATCATACCTTCAGGTTCTTCACCCATTGCATCTTTTTTTTGCATTCTTACATTTTTACTTTTTCTAAGCATTGCAAAATCATCACCAGATATTTTACCATCTTTATTAACATCTAGTTTTTTTTGTTTTCCTTTTAACATTTTTCCCTCACTTGCTTTTATTGTTTTAACATTAGTTGGTTTTGGTCCAACATTACCTGCAGCTCTTTTACGGATGACTGCTGATCTCCGTTGGCTTTCTGACATACTAGCAGCTTTTGCTGCTGGTACGCACTTAGGGTAAGCCCGATCTGAACCGTTAGCAGATTTTCTGCCACACTGTTCATAACCACCACCTTTTTTAGGTGAACCTATATCCACCCATTTCTCATTAAACCACTTTTTTAAACCACTCATTTAATAAGCTCTTCAACATAGTCTTGATAGTTACTTTCTTCAAAACCACCTTTAACGTATTTAAATTTTCCTTTTTTAGCTAAACCACCTGATTTTCTATTGTAAGTAATTTTTAAACCCGCACCTTTAGTTAACTTATCTTGATCTTCATACCCAGCTGCTGAACTTGTTGTCTTTCCCACATTTCCATAAAAATCTAAAAAAGTATTTTCGTTGATACCAACTCTGTTTGCATATCTAAGTTGTTTATTAATATCTTTAACTGTTGGTGCCCCTACAGCATCTTTCGTAGATTTAGTACCCTCAAGTGTAAACTTTCCAACTTTTGTACCAACATCAAGACCTACAGTTTGGCTTTCTATAGAAGAACCAAAATCTCCTCTTGTGGTGTCTTTACTTTTTGAAAAATAAGGGGCAAGGGATCCAATAAATTTATCACTTGAATTTTTTTTAATACTTTCGAAATCTTGATCAAAACCAACAGGTGTTTCTGGTCCTTGTTGATCTTGAGGTAATACTGTTGATAAAGCTCCGCCGCTATATTTTTTTACTTTAACTATAGAACCATCTTTCATCGATTTAGGACCCCAATCTTTTCTTTTTGTTCCTGATGGATCTTTAATTTTTCCTGCGCATATTTTTGACGCATAGGCATTAGCGTAAGCTGAAGGATAAACCTTAAACTTTCTTTTAGCGGCCGCTTTGCCTCTTGGACATAGTTTTGTCATAGAGATCCTTTTGATTAATCAAAAGGATATTATCAAATTAAAGTTATATAGTCTAGAACTAGGCTTTTTTATAAATGTTTTTCTTCTTTTTGCGATAAGTCAACATCGCTCTTGAGGGTTTTGCACCTCTAAGTTTACCTTCAATTTGTTGAGGTATTTGTGATCTTCCAATTGGCATATTAATTCAATACTGTATAAATAACTCTACCATTAAGCTTCTCAGCTTTCAAGAACTGTTTTCTATTTCCTAAACTGTTATAACTGCAATGTACCCAACCTGAATTAGGATCATTTTCATTCCAAAACTCTAAAATACATTGATCATAGTCCAAGTTTTTAACTATAAAATCTGCTAAATCTTTATTTGCAACACCAAAGATCTCAAAATCTGCGGCTTGACCTTTCGTGTGTTGGCTTTTGCTTGATGAGCCTATAGCTTCACACAATGCTGCAGATCTGTACCCAGAACTAACAGATACTGGCATACCATAAAAATCTCTAATAGGTTGAAGTATATTTTCACATAACAACTTTAAGTTTAAAATTTGTTCTTCATTAGGAATGTTATCTATCCCTAGTCTCGTAGCTTCTTGAGACTTTGTTAATTCATTTAATGTAAAACTATTACTTAGATTCATTTCTTAAATTCCTTATAACCTCAATTACATGTTTTTCATACTGTTTATTTGTAGAAAAATTATCTAATGTTTTAGCTAGTGCTATAGGATCTCTGTTTAGTGTTATTTCTCTCACCCTTCTAAACTCTGCATATGCTCTTTTAGTATTCAATATCTCTATGTAATATTTGACGGACTCACATTTATTTTTAAATACTCTTACCCGCCAATCAATTGAACTAGGTTGTAATAATGGCAACATACCATCCTTTGACCACACTCTAATACCAAATAAATTGTGTCCCTCGCGCGCGAACCTAGATCTTCCATAATCACTTTCAACAATAGCTTGAGCTATTATAAGTTCTGTATTTACTCTTTGTCTTCTTGGAATGTCGAAATTTAAATAATTGATGCAATTAGTGAGGGAGGAGATGAATTCTTTGTCGTTTGAGTACTCAAACCTAGGAGGTCCGAATCCTATCTTCTTGGCCCAGGTAATTGCTTCACCCTGAGCCTTGTTCTTGGCGGCTGGATTGGGGAAAAATGTACCTAATACAAATGCTGCTAGAGCTATTATCAAATATCTTATTATTGTAGTCTTGATTATCATAACATTTACAGTGATTTAAAAGGCAGCATCCAGCTGTTAGATTGTTAATACAATTAGTCTTGTTTAACTTCTTTGATTCGTTTGACACCATGTTTATCTGTTTCTACAATGGCTTTTACTTCTTTACAACTCCAGTTTTCAGTTGGTCCTGCAACACGTTCTACTTTTCTTTTTTGTTCTAAACATTCTGCAAGATTAGCTTTTGGTGAATAACCTTCTAATTTATTATTCATATACATCAATAATGCAAATACAACTTCAATCATTACTTACCTCGTAATGTGTCTAATTCTTTTTCTAGCTTATCTACTTTCTTTTCTAATTGAGCTATTAATACTTTAGTATGAACGTTTTCTTCTAATTGTTTAGAATGTTTGTCTATGGATTTGGCTTGATACTCAATCAGCATAAATAATTCTTGATTCTTAGGAGTTTGTTCTGCTTTTTTTAATAAGTCTTGTGCCATTAACTTTTCATTGGTTTCAATTCTATTAAGTCTTTCAACAATACCAAAGTAAGTCCAGACAGCTACAACGATAGCAGATACGATAGCTATAATATTTTTAATAGGTAAAGCTATATTTGTTTGATCGTTTAATTTAAATTCACTACTCATTTTTTATCCTCCACTTGATAGAACATATTATCAGTATCCTCTAATTGCCACTTACCCTTTTCAACATTCCATTCCGTAGTTGTAACTTTATAATCTGGCCAATGTGTTGAAGTTGTAAAACTAGGAATACTCCACAGAATACGATTATTAGGTTGAGCTGCATAATTACCGTTATCAAGAGCCAAAATATGAGCACACTTATGCTGATCAGGTATTTCGGAATGTTCAGTATCCAAGATATTAGGTTCTGGATGTGCCCAATCAATTGTGAATAAATATTCGCCATGAATAAATTTTTTATCCTTTCCTAAATATCTACAACGTTGCCCTATTAAAAAATCAAAAGTGCTAACAGCAGGATAATAACTAAATGAATTCCATAACTCAAGATCTTCGAGATTTGGATGTTCCACTTGTGAGCTATGCACATCACTGCTGTTTCCTCTTTGAAGAAAAGCAGAGATAGGAAGCCTCCAATATATTGCACCATTCGTAAGTAAAGCATGAAATAAGATTGCACGCCCTGGAATACTTGCAATACCAATGACCACACAATCTTCAATTTCGCCATGATGTTCTCGTAAGTCATATAAATATTCTCTTCTTATTTTACAGTAAATTGGTGGTATGTTTGCGTTTAAATAACTCATTTAACATTTCCATCTTCTCCTAGCAGCACAAATCCTCTTTTCAGGTGTTTTAGAACAATTTATATTGTGCATCTTCATCTGTCCAGCAGATCTTGAACAATACGATTTTCTTCTTGCTCTTCCTCTTGGTCCTGGATTATCTTCTGTAACTGCTGTTGATAATTTTGATCCTGGATTTAATCTACGATAAGCTGCAACTCCAGCAGAAGTCATTCCTGCTCCCGCTTTAGTTGAGCGATAATATTTTTTATTTCTTGGTGGCATACCACCATCTTTAAGACCTAGTAGTTCTGCTACATAGTCTTTCATATTATTTATCTATAAATAATATAACGTTTAAAGCGCTTGTGTTACCTGTAACACCAATACCATTCAAAATACCTGTTCCATTTCTAGCAGCATATAAAACACCATCTTCAGGAAGATTCAATGTTTCTGTTTGACCTGCTCCAACACTTACTGGAATATAAACTTCTGTATTTGTTGAAGAACTAACAGTACTAATAGTTGCAAGACCATTAATTACAACTGTTCCAGAGGTACCTGTTGATTGAACAGCATAACCTCTTAATCTAGTTGGTCCTGTAAATAAAACTACATTACTAGTATTACTAGGACATATAACCGGTTTAACATCTGACTTCATAATCTTTTCCTTTTTTATAAGGAGCTCCGAAGAGCCCCTTAAATTAATTTACTTTATTTTTTTATATTAACAATAGTATCTTTTTTATTTCTTAACTCATTTTCCAAATCTTCAATTTTTTTACTCAAATCAATAACTTTTTTA